AATCGGCCTCAATCTTGTATTCGCCGCTCCAACCTGCCGATTAATCCCAGTCGCACTCCTATTGGCGTTGGAGGGTGTTGGAACCTCGCCCTGTGTCAGAGGTCCAATACCAGTTCTGGTATTCACCCTCTGCTGCGCTAAACTTACTTCCTCAAATGCGGATTGAGTGATGTTTGAAGGGACATGAATAAGAACTTCCTTCCCCACATCGTGAACCTGCTGAGTCATTCCAGGTTCCCAGGGTTTTGTCAATCTATGGGCGGCATCGGAGGAAATGTACCTCGGTGGATGCAGGGCAAGAGAAAGTTCATCCGCCCGAGCGTTAATTACGCCTTGAATGAAATTCTGCTCTCCCTCGATCACATCGGGAATCGACATCGCATATGGACGCCCGAGGACGATGTACAAGGGGCACATCACAAAGGGTTTGAAGCCGTATGGATTTTTTTGGTTGTAAATTACAACCTTTCGATTCAAAACCCAGATTACTCTGTCATCAGACCAGAATTGGAGAAGCTCAATCTGCTGCTGTGCCGGGTCGGGAATGAGTTGACTAATCCCCTGTCGATCTTCTCGATTGATAGAAGCGGAGTTGTTCTTGGTAGTATCCCCTGCCGTATCCAAAGGAAGAGACTTCGCCAAGGTATTGAGTGAGGACTTATCGGGGATCTTAAATCCAGGATAACCCCGTAGACTTTCAACAGCCTCAACGGAGATCAATTTCCGGCGAATAGCATATGCTGCATGGTCTATAAGAGAAGTCGAGATAGAAGGATCGAAGTAGAAATCTCTCAAATCTACCCACTCAACAAACAACCTCTGCTGTTGTGAATGCCAGCCGACTTCGGCAACCCCATTTCCGTGCTGAAGGGCTTGTCGAATAGCTGTTTTCAACTGGTGCTCTGCACTTTGTCCGGTTCTGTCCCAAGAGCAAGTGAGTTGATATCCTAAGACACTCTGGGTTGCTCTCGCGTCTTGCGGAGTTGAATACTGACTTGCTTCAACGCCAAACCAAAACGGGTGTTGGGAAAACAATTCTCCAATCACGTTCGGATATGCGCTCTCTACCTGATCGAAAGCAACAGGAATTCCCAGGGAACTTCTCGGTGTCTCCGTTCCCTTCCAATACCTAACCGGAACATCCCCACGATAAAGCTGATCGTCCTTCAGCCAACGGCGGTCGTGGTTTCCTTGTCTCCAAGTCGAAGATCTCTCAAAACTCTGCTTTACCAACTGAAGCGCGTAGGCATCCTCAACCGGATCTCCAAAGAGCTTAAACGGCTCTTGTTCGAGATCTACCAGTTTTAACTCACGAAGTTCTTTTAATTCTGGCATTTAGTTAACCTTATTATACCACATCAAAGCATCCCAATGTTGCCCCACGCCGATTCTTGGGGCGTGTCCTTGGGGAACACAAGATTTGAGAACTCTTCCCTCTCAAACATCTGTTGCCGCGCCTTCTCCATGATCTCCGCAACAGACTTTCTCTCCGCAATGAAGCCGAAATCTCTACGACCTTGGAATTGATCGGCAAGAGCGTCAATAAGATCGTCGTGTCTCCCGAGGGGAAATTGAGAGAATTCCTGTTTCAACTCTCTTTTTACATGTTCATGGAGGCCATCTGAGAAGAGAAGACTCCCGGCGTGGAACCAGGGCTGCATGGCGAGAATTCTTTGAACTTTCGCCTCGTTTGTATCCCGTTTGATCCACTCGAAGGAGATATATTTCTTAGACAACGCCATTCTGCGACGGATTGTAGGCTCCAGCCCCCGATTGAACGAGCTTTCCTCCATCTTCACTCGGAGGCAATTCCACTTTTCATACATGAAAAACATATACTCAACCGTCTTTTCAGGGAGAAACTTCCCATACACCGCGTCTACAACGTACAAATGTCCCTTTCGATCCACTCCGCAGACCATAATTGCAGTAAAATCGCTTCGTTGGGTCAATTTCTCCGCTGTATCCACGGTCATTTCAAAGTACTGAAACTCGACCTGCTTCAATGCCGAAGCTGGAATCCATCGCATTTTTTCGATTGGAAAGGGAATATCATCCTTCTTTGCTGCAACAGGATTATTCAACTGTTGACATGCAAAGGTCAGGGGGTCTTCCAACTCCATTTGTTCATAATTCTCTCGCGGGAATCTTTGTGGAAAACGAGAAACCCGTTTCTCGTCCACCAACTTCTCTGGAAGATCTCTTTCCTCCACAGAAAATGTTTCTGGATTGCCAAAAGTTTCCTTTTGAAAGCAACCTCGGATGAAAATTGAATATCGACGATTTTCTGGTTCTTTATCTAACTCTTGCTCAATGATCCGATTATACAAATCTCCAAAGTGATAGCACGTTCCTTCGATATCAATGAAGTATTTCGGAGAGAGTAGAAGATTCTCGTATTGATAATAAGTATCCACAACTTTCTGCATTTGCTCTGGAGTTCTGGAATTCTGAAACTCCACAATATCTGAAAATTTCATCCAATGAAAGTGCATTCCCGCCGTGGTCGATACAATTGACGAGCAGGAAACTGTTGGAGCAGAGACGTTGAAATCCTTCCTTGCGGGGGAGACAAATCTATCTCTCCGAGAACGCTTTGTGGACTCCATTGGGAAGCAGAATTCTGGGAAAAGGTACCGCATCCTTTCATTCCAGATAAAATGATTCTTGATTTTTTCTACCCATTCCTCAGCAATTGTCGTTTGTGCATGAACAACATGAATAGAAATATCTGGAAAATTCAGAATGAGTTGTACAGAGTGGGCAATTACGTTGATTGTAGACTTAAACCACCCGCGAGGATCAAGCAACATCCGACGATTTGTGGTGCCCATTACATCTACAGGATCTTTCGATGCTGGATGATATCTAAATTCATCGGGAGTGATAATGTCCTTCCCCTGACAATGCCGAAACCCGGCCAGATGTCGCATAACAGGCAGATGGACCTCGGGGCGGATGTCTCGATACCCCAGAACTTCAGTAGCAAGATAATAAAGATCAGTCCTCGCCTGTGCCCTGCGAGTCTTAATAATCTCAATATGCTCTTCTAACGAGAGTTCATTAACAGGCTTAACCAACTGCGGCAATTATTCCTCTCCGGGGATTTTCAAACCAAACACACGTCTCCACCATTTAACATCCTCAAGATGGATCTTCCAAAGTTCTGCTTTTACTTCCTTAGGTTGTCCTTCAATGATCTTCTCTGCAAGATCGATGATTTTAATAATCAACCTCTCTCCAGGAAGAAACCCACTAATATCAATTTCTGTCATTCTGCTCCCTACGAACTTCTAACTTCGCTACAGCGACTGCGAGAGATTTTACTTCTTGGCTCAGAGAATCTAAATTCACAGACATCCTCGCAGAAACAGCATCAAGAACCTTATCTCTCTGTTCTAAATATTGAACAAACGACGTCCTCTGATCCGAAATCAACTTCTCCCAAACAGCACGAACCTCCTTTTCCTTTTCCGCTTCCAGCTTAATATGATTCGCAAACCAGCGAGTCAGAAGCACAACAAAAGTGACAAAGATACCCAGATAGGGCAGTTCTCCAAGAAGTTTATAGATGAGGTTCGTTTCTTCCATTATTTTTCTCCGCAGTTTACTTTATTCTGAGAAACAACACTTCCGGGGAAATTTTGGTTTAACTCTGGAACACACCAACCTTTTGCAACGGAGTCCAGATGCCAGGTTCGTCCGACAACTCCGGGGAAAAGCTCTACTGTTGAAAGAGGCATGTATGTTGGTTTGAAATACCGCGCTTCTGGAAAAGCCACAAAGACTTGACCATTTGTACGTTTCCATACAACTGGTAACCCGAGGCCGATTTCAGAGTAGTAAACCAGAGGTTCTACCCCAATTTTATCATCAACAATCTCCCCAAACCATTTCTTCTGTGCATCCCACATCATTTGTTTCTTGACCATCTCTCGATCTCGCGGCCCAAATGGGCGTGGGCCGAAGATAGATTCAAAGTCAGACTGACCAAAGGAAACTCCTAAAAAGCAAATCAATAAAAATGCAAGTCTAGCGAACATTTTTTCTCCTTAAGGTTGTGCTGTAATGACATAAGCATTCGCAAACCGGCCCGAGGCCTCCGCGTCAGTGCGCTTTGTCGGCAGGCTCACGTTGCACGCGCCCGAGGCGGGGCAGGTTCCCGAGGCCGCCGGCGTGCCGAAGAAATCCCTCGGATAGCGAATGGTGTAATCTTTGCCGACGCCCACCGCGCTGGAAATATCCGCGCTGCACGTCGAGTTGCCGTCCCAGTTCACGCAATAGATGTTGCCCCAAGCGCTATCAGTGAACGGGCAACCCACGGGGCACTGGTACTCGTTCACCGTGACGACAACCTTATCGGTGGTCGGGTTCGCGGGGTTCGTCGAGTTGATATCGAAGCCGACAGCCGAGGCCGGCGTCACGCGGGCCGCATCGGTCGCTGTACGCCAATTGGCGAGGCTTAGCGTGCCGGAGTTTGTGCCATTGGCGAATAGCTGAAACTGCGCCGTGCCACCATAAACGTTGTCGTCCCAGTCGTCCGCATCGGGGATCTTGTGAGATCCCAGCGCTCCACTAAGGCCTCTGGTTTGGAAGAGAAAAACGTGAATGCCGTTGGGAGGATCGTAAATCTCGTTCCCGGTGAAAATCGTCGTCGGATGCGTCCCTGAGTTGCCCCAGTAACCCTCCGGGGCAATATTGGCGCGGGCGAAGTAGTTGCCGGTGAACACAAACTGCACCGGAGCGCCGCTCCCCATGCGGACGCTGGCGCGATAGGAACTGGAATGAAAAAAGTCCGCCATCACGTTGTCTTTGAAGATGACTTCCTTGTTCCCTGTGCCCGTTATTCCCTGTGTCCAGATGACAGTGTGGCCATCGTTGGTGGTCGGGTTAGTGACGGGGTTTCCATCACCAAAGAAGTTCTTCTCCAGCCAGTAGCCGCTTAGGCCGCGATCGCCGTTGGAGTCGTTAGCCTGAAAGATTCGCCGTCCCCCGTTGCCATACGGTTCGATGCTGATGTTCTGAACGAAGTACTTGTAGCCCTGCGCATCGTAGTCGTTTTGGGTGTAGTAGTTGTGCGCCCCGTTGACTCCAGGGCCGGCCCGATAGGTGATGTTTCCGTACAGCACTTGTCCAGGTTCTACAGGATTTCCCGCGCTACGGAAAGGCGAGATGGGGGAGCCGGGCATATCGTGCACGATGCTGTTAATCACCCTCACGCCACCGAGGCGCATGACAAAGCCGCCCGTTTCTCCCGTGGGGCTAACGCCAATGTTGTGCCGATGGATGTTGACGAACCAAGTCCAGCGCCCGGCGGACTCCACGCCGAACTTCCACTCGACATTTTCAGGCTGGCCGGTCGCGGGGTCCACGTAGCCCTTGAAAACAGCGGGCGCGCTTTGGTTGCAGGTGTCAGGCAGCAGCAGCGAATCGCCACCGTTGAGATAGACTCCGCCACGGAAATGGTGCAAGTCGCCGCACTGGTAATGGCTGCTGGATACTGCCGTTGCAAAACTCTCGGGGTTGCCAATACTGCCGTCCTGGGTCCCGCTTCCGCTCGGAGTAACGTAATGCGTTCGCAACGGAGTAAAGTCCGTCACCCAAGGGCCAGGCTCGCCGGGATCGGGCGGAGGATCGACAGGCGTAAGCGGCCCACGTCCCGGCCAGTCGTTGTCTTTGGCTTCGATGCGGTCGTAAACGAAATCTCCCGCAGCGTCGTTATCGTCCCGCAGGATGATCCGGTCCACGTTTGCGGTCGCGGTGCCCGCCGAAAATGTCTTAATCGCACCGTCGTTCAAGCGGCATTCAAACGTTGCGTTTGCTCCGGTTCCGGCAATATACCGGCACTCTAAATAGGCGGAACTCCCCGACACGTCGGGCGTATAGCCCATGTGATGCCCACGATTCGAGTTCTCTGTTTGGCCGGGAGTTTTGCAGAAGAGATCGCCGTCTGCCTCGTAGCGGCAGGAGAAAAGCTCCTCGTCAGACGCCCCAAGGCCGATGATGATCTCGTCGCGGGCGGTCGCTGGCAGGGTGTCCAAGATATCTAGCCCAAAATACACCTGCGACTTATCCACGTTGTCGAACAGAACGCAGTCGGTGGCGGTGGACTTAGTGACTTCCCACGCACCTTCCAGTGTGCCGG